GACAAAAAAATGATATGTTAGAAGATTTAAAGAAAGCTTCTTGGTATCTTGAAGAATGGATTAAGGAACTTGAAAACAATGTTATTGAATAATGATATGGAATTCGTATGTACAGCATATGGAAAAGTAACAACAATTAAGATAGATGATGCTTCAAACGTCAGAACAGTTATTGAAGATGTGATAGTACCTATGTTATTAGTATTAGGTTATTCACAAGTATCGATAGATAAATTTATACATGAGGAAGAGTAATGATGATTAGTGACACAAGAGGTTGGAGTGGATTACCTCAGTTCTCTAGGGATATGTATCAAGAAAGATACTTCCTAGAAGGTGAGAACTACAGGGGATGGCTAGACAGGATGGCTAAGTTTGCAGATGATGATGCAATGGCTGAGAGAATAAAAACATATTTGGCTTGGAAGCTATGGTGGAGGAATTGGGACAGATTGGTCTAGTGTACGAGGAATCGGTGAGGGAGTTGGAGCTAATGGTAAGTCAAGTGGAATCATCCCGTTTATCAAAGTATCTGATAGCTCAACACTTGCAGTCTCTCAGGGAGGACTTAGAAGAGCTTCACAAGCAGTCTACTTGGATGTCTCTCACCCAGAGATTGAAGAGTTCATAGATGTTAGAAGACCAACTGGTGATGCCAACCGTAGGAGTCTTAATGTACATCATGGTGTTACTATCCCTGATGCTTTTATGGAGGCTGTTGAGTCTCGAGGACAATGGGATTTAATATCTCCTAAGACAGGTTCTATAGTTAAGACTGTAGATGCATTTGATCTATTTAAGAAAATGCTGGTGACTCGAATGGAAACAGGTGAGCCGTATATGTTATTTAAAGATAATGTAAATGATGCTAGACCACAGGTATATAAAGACGCAGGATATGAAGTTACTCAAAGTAACCTATGTGCTGAAATAACACTACATACAAATGAAAACTACACAGGTGTATGTTGTTTAGCTTCAATGAACTTGGAGTATTGGGATGAGATTGAGTTTGAACTAGAGCAATTTGTATATGATACAACTAGATTCCTAGATAATGTATTACAAAGCTTTAGTGATTTAACTGAGGGAGTACCTGGATTTGAGAAAGCAAGACGTAGTGCCATAGCTGAGAGATCATTAGGACTAGGTGCTATGGGGTTCCATTCACTACTACAGAAGAAGAACTTACCTTGGGGTTCACCCATGAGTAAAGGCCTTAACATAACAGTATTTGATAAGATTAAAGCAGCAGTAGATGATGCAAATCATGAAGCAGCCATTAAGTTTGGACCTTGTCCATTAGGTGAAAGATATGGCCACTACATAAGGAATACACACAGTACATCAATAGCACCAACAGCTAGTATTAGTACGCTATGTAATGGGACTAGCCAGGGAGTTGATCCAAGATTAGCTAATAGTTATGTTCACAAGACTAACATTGGTACCTATACACAAAGGAACAAGTACCTAGAGAGAAGACTAATTGAATTAGGAGCTAATACAGATAAGGTATGGAAAGCTATTGGTAAGGAAGCTGGTTCAATACAGAACCTAAAGATACCAGGTCTGTCAGCTTGGGATAAAGAAGTATTCAAGACTGCTATTGAGTTAAATCAATTCCATACAGTAGATATGGCGTGTGATAGAGCACCTTACATAGATCAAGCACAGAGTATTAACTTATTCCTACCGGCTGATGAGCAAGTAGCTAACTTGTATAATCTACATGTGAGAGCTTGGAAACAAGGACTTAAATCACTGTATTACTGTAGGTCAACAGCAGCTACAAGAGCTAGTGCAGGACTTAGAGATAGAGAAATAATAGAAGTAGATAGCTGCTTAAGCTGTCAGTAACAATAAAGAGGAGAAAGAATGAGCACACTAATTAAACAAACAACTAAATACCCGATGTATAAACCTATGAAATATTCGTGGGCTTATGACTACTGGAAAACACATGAGAAGATGCATTGGACGGAGGAAGAAGTTCCTCTAGCTGATGACATTAAAGATTTTAATAATGCTGATGCAGATGAAGTTAGATTCATTACTGAAGTATTAAGACTATTCACACAGAATGATATTATGGTTGGTGCTGGGTATGATGTTATGCTTAGAATCTTTAAGCCTACTGAAGTACAGATGATGTTAAGAACATTCGCCAACAGAGAGAATACACACATTAGTGCCTATGCTCTACTTACTGAGACTCTAGGGTTTGGAGATGAAATCTATAGTGAGTTCCTAGAGATACCATTAATGGAAGGTAAGACTGAGTATATTGATAAAGCTAAGGTAAAGAAGTTTGAAGACTACAAAGCTGATGGTATGAGTAATGCACAAGTTGATGAACAATTTAGACGAGCCATCGCTAGGATGTTAGCAGTATATGCTGGAGCTACAGAAGGTATTAGTTTAATGGCACAGTTTGCTATGTTACTACAGTATCAGTTCCAAAACAAATACAAAGGGATGTGTACTATTGTAGACTGGAGTATTAAAGATGAAGCTCAACACCAAGAAGGTAACTCAAAACTATTTAGAGAATACATCAAAGAGAATAGTGATATCTGGGATGATGAACTTAAGTATGATATATACCAAGCAGTAAGAGAGATTGTAGAATATGAGAAATCATTAGTTGATTACTTGAATCCTCCACACATGGATAAGGATACAGTTAAAACATACATAGAATACATGGCAGATAATGCTTTAAAACAGTTAGGTATGAAAGAGAACTATGAACACAAAGAGAACCCCTTCCCATTTATGGATGATGTTACATCTGGTGTATCCCTAGTGAACTTCTTCGAAGGAAGAGTAACTGATTATGCTAAGGGTGCATTGACTGGTAGTTGGGACACTTTAAAGCAAGATGTCGCTTGATGACTGGAAAATAATATTCATAATAAACACAGTAGTAGCGGAGTGGTTTCTAATAACCAACGCTATGAATAACTTTGGATGGATAACGATAGGAGGATAAATGAAAAAGAGACTTAGACATTACGTAGAAACATTAGAAGCAGAATACGGACACTGCAAGACTAATGAAGAATGTAAATACCTAGAGCGAGTGATCGCTAAACTTAAAGATATAATTAAAAGAGGATAATAAATGAAAGCTCTAATAGATGCAGACAGTATGATATATAAAGCAGGATTTGGTGTAGAAGAAGCTATTGACTGGGGTGATGGAGAAACTACATACCATGGTGAGATAGAGGATATGAAAGATGCTATTGATGGTATGCTTGATTCTATTACATTCGCTACTGGATGTGATGATTATGAGCTTCATTTAACTGGTAGTGGTAACTTCAGAGATCAAGTAGTTAGTGACTATAAACACAACCGTAAGGGCATGAGAGTACCTGAATGGGTAGCTGAACTAAAGCAACACATGATTGAAGAGCTAGGAGCTATCCTACACAAAGGATGGGAAGCTGATGATGCTGTTGTGTATTTAAAGACTAAGTATCCTGAGGATTATATATTATGTGCTATCGATAAGGATGTATTAATGCAATCAGTTGGTACTCACTATAACTATGGTAAACAAAAAGATGTAACAGTAGATGAGTGGACTGCCTTACATTTTAAATACTACCAATGTATAGCGGGCGATCCTGTTGATGGCTATAAAGGTGTTCCTGGTATGGGTCCTAAGAGAGCTGAGAAAGCCTTAAAGGATTGTACTAATGAAAGAGAGTTGTGGGTAGCTGCGTTATTAGCTTATAGGTCAAAGGGCTTAAGAAGAAGTAATGCTATCAATACTATGAGGTTGGCGTGTATGCATCAATATGATGGGGAAGGTGTAGTACTGTGGACCCCTCCGCATCGAGGCTAGAGTTACTTTCTAGTCTTGAGTTGTTGCAGATACCGATAGATACAAGGAGAGGGTATACCTACTTATGTAGTTAGGTTCAGTGTCACACAGGATGAGGCATGATAAAAGAACTGGAACCTTCTATAAATAGAATTGGAGAGAAGATGAACGTAGAGAAAATACTACAGATACTTGAAGAAGCATTCCCTGATAGGATAGTGATAGCTAGATTATCCGATTATGATCAAGGAAGACAACACGGTAGATTAGAAATAATCAGATATATAAAACAATTAATAGAAGAAAAGGATTAATACACATGAGCGGATTATTTGGATCTAAAACACCAGCACCAGCAGCACCTATCCCACCAGCAGCACCAGTAGAGGAAGCAACATTTAAAGCAGGTGGTGATGATGAAGGTAGAGGTGACCTTAAGAAAAGAGCACAAGGAAAGAAGAGGCTACAGATACCATTAACTAAAGGTAAAGCATCTTCAGGATTAGGTATCCCTAAATAGATGGAAGACATTAGCCTAAAAACTAGGTGGTCCAAACTAGATAGTGAAAGGAATGCTGTAGTTGATAGAGCTAAAGCATGTGTTGAATTAACTATACCTTCATTACTGGTAGATGCGACACACACAGAGGATACACGACTAGCTACACCTTATCAATCATTAGGTGCTAGAGCTGTTAACAACTTAGCGAGTAAATTACTACTGAGTCTATTACCACCTAACGCTCCTTTCTTTAGGTTCATACCTGATAAGATTGCTATGATGGAGATGGAACAAGCACAAGCAGGAGCCGCTGCACAAGTTAACGAACAGTTAGCTGATATTGAGAGAGCACTTAGTGCACAGATTGAGAGAGAAGCACTAAGGGTGCCTATATTTGAAGCTTTAAAACTACTGGTAGCTACTGGTAATGCATTAGTCTTTAGAGATAAAGATGAAGGTACAAGGGTATTCAACTTAAGTCACTATGTGGTTAAGAGGAGTCCAGAGGGTGTAGTTAAAGAGATAATGACTCTTGAAAGAGTTAAGCCTAGTGACTTACCTTTTGAGCTACAACTTGACCATCAGTATTATAATAGTTAGCTACTTGTACTGGCTTTCTTTTGTAGTGAGCATTACCATAACCCATGTGTCTACATGTTTGTTCATTGATCTTACGAGCAACCAGTGTTACTGGATCAACATCTTGTATTAAGTTGCCTGCCATGGTTCGATGTCCTTCATGCTTATCAGTGGTTTTGCCAGCATCGCCATTAGGATTATAGGTATTGCAACTAAAGCAATAAGCACCGCCGTCAACATAATACCTAACAGCATCGCTACTACCACAGCTATTGCAACCATGACATCCAGGAAGTAATTCACTATTATCTTCTCTAACATAACTCATGGGCTTCTTCATAGCATGTTCTATAGTAGTCCCACATCTCTAATGCCTCATAGTATTCTAGGTATTCATCTTCATACATTAAATCACTTATATAATTCTCTTTACTTATCATTCTTTATTCCTTTTATTGTTACTTCTACCCTCGGGTCATGTCTATCTTGTCCAACTACCTCCCAGCTACTCTTGGTATAGTGTTGTACATTATCTTCTTCTATTACATTATGTACTTGTAGTGCATCCATTAAAAACTTCTCAGTAACAGCTACTATATTACCAGCATCTGATACCTTATTCTTATAATACACCTTATAGTGTGTTTCGATTGGACTATTTAAGACACAATCTTTTGGTAGGATTTTACCAATATTCTCTGTGAACTGTTGTTTAACTAAGTTCCTTGCCCTATAGTGAGCATCCTGTAACCAGTTTAAACCTAACATATACTTCTTCCTTGTCCCGTAATATATAGGACAGGTGACTTTTAATGAGCCACCCTTTGTTATATGTCCTTTAAACATCTATTAGAAGTCATCCGATAATGTATCATCATCTGATTCAAACGTATCATCATCAAATAGATCATCAGATCCACCGAACTCAATGATGTCTTTTAATACAACTTTGTTTAAGTAAGCTGTAACACCTACTTTACCTTGCATTACATAAGGTTTTAAGTATAACTGTGCCACTACTGTAGAACCATTACCTACTAATACATCATAGTCTTTAATAACTTTCTTACTGCTATCTAGGATATCTGGTTGGTTCTGGTTAGCTGTAGAGATAACTGATGTACCGTCTGCATCACCATCAGCATTAGTACCATCTTGAATCTTAGATACCTTAGTTGCTTTCTTACCTGTGTCAGTAGTGTATTCATTATAGGCATTATCTAGTAACTCACTAACGATTGCACCGAATGCTTTTCTCCCCTTAGCTCCACCATTCTCTTTGAATGATACCTCTTG